GGCATCTTGTCGTGCAGCTCTTTAGCGGCCGCCATGTGCTTCTCAAACTCTGAGCTCTCTTGCTTTGACAGACTCATTTCAGTTTAGCCTCCGGTGAGATGAGATGCACGTCTTTGTGTTGCTTGAAGTTCTCATGGTCGACGTGTGGAGTCGCATGCATATCTTCAAGTGAGCTGCCTTCATACTTCGTGTGAACGGCTACACCGATCTTTGACTTTATAGCCTTCTGACCCTCGGGCGTATTCTTTCTTATTGAATAAGTGATCGTGTTTGGCTTGAAGTGAACATGGGTAGCGTCTTCCTGCCTGTCGTCGTGCGAGTGCATGAAGTCCCCCTGATAGATGCCCTTCTTAGGTGTAACCTTGGGAAGGTGCTCGAGCGCCTGCTTCAGCTTGTGCGCGAGTCCCGGCGAGTGACCGTGGTTGCGATCGATGTCTTCGTGGCTGTAGTTGATCTTTGGGTTTTTGTTGAACGCCGACTTAGAAGCGACGAAGAACTTACCGGTCTTAGGGTGGCGACCAAACACTACAGACGGTGAACCGTCGAGCTTAGTCGTTATGTGGGAAGAACTCTTCTGACCCTTCAGCGCTTTGTGAACGTCGTGAAGTGCGTGGAAAGCGTGTGTAAATCCAGCAGCAGATGTAACCGCGTTGTCTTCTGGATGCTCAAGGTGCTTGAGCTTCGTTCCGGCTTGTTCAATCAGAAAGTCAGAAAACGTCTTCATTGCGCAGCCAACTTCTTGAGACCTGATCCAAGTGAAGAGCTTCCGACCATGTTGGTGTAAGGCGATGAGCTTTTGTTCTTTATGCTCAGCTTGGCGATCGAGTGCTTATTACCTTCGTGATCGTGGGCATGGATGTGAATGTACATTCCTTTGTGCTCAACGCTGAAGTGTTTGACTTTAGACATCGCGTTGTCAAAGTCTTCTTTAGGATTGCTGACGTCGGTCTTACCAGTCTTAGGATTGTGATGAACCTTCATCATAGGAGTTTCGGTGCCGTGTGAAGCCGTAAGCTTACGAACTACTTCAGTCATACCCGCGTGATCATTCTTTGCGAGCTTTGAGAAGTGATTGGCCAAGTGACCGGCGATCGCAGAGCGGTGCTCAAGGCTCGTCTTGCTGGCAAGATCTGAAGCGGCTTTAGCTTTCGAACCTTTAGCGCCGGAAGCTATTTCTTTGAATTCTTTGTGTCTCTGCGCGTTTGAAGTCGACTTAACGTGCGGAGCCATGATGGAGTGTATTGCTTCGTGGTGAGCGTCGATGAGCTTCTGAAGGTGTTCGTGCTTCATGCCCGACATCGATGCGAGGTCTTTCATTCCGGGTGATCGCGCACCCGGCGCCGAGCCGTACTTTGCGCTGATGCCGTGATGCTCTTTACCGTGCTTATAAACGAGATCGGATTGGTTGCCTGCGTCGTTCTTACCCGTCGTTTTGCTTACTTGACCTTCGACTGAAGTCCAGTGAACTTCTGAAGGTGCGTGCTTAGTCTTCGCCAAGTATTCTTTGGCAGCTTTAGCCGCGTGTCCTGAAACTTTCTCGTATTCGTCGTGACCCAAGCGATTCCTTAGATCGGATGCGACGGCTTCAGGACTTCTTCCGGTTTCATCGTTATGGTGTTTAGGGTACTGCTGCTTAGGATGCAAGTTCTTCGCCAGCTCAAGCTCGAACGCTTTACCCTTGGCGTCGGCTATCTCACCCGCTCCACCGGCTTCCGTTATGTATTCTACGAATTCTTTGAAAAGTTGCATGGATGTCTCCTGATCTTATTCTTTATTTATAACATCGTCAAAAACAAGGGTAGACCCAAATGTCTTCTTCAGAGACCAGTTTCTCTCGACACACCAGTAACATATGCCACACTCAGGAATAGGATCTTCGGCCCTGTATCTCCATCCCTTTTCAAATTCTTCTATGTTAGTTTCACAGCTCCTCGTCGTGTCAAACAGATCGAGCCAGTCGTTCTGAATGTACTGATCGACGACCCAGTCTTTCTCGACGAGAAGAAGAGGCCTAAAGACGTACTTCCCTGAGTAGTTCAGTCTCTCGACCATGTCTTCTTCGCGTGGGTCGTCCCTGACCTGCATCCTCCACGGGTGATCTTGTAAGTCCCTAGAGTTCTTGGTTCGACCATGAAACACCGCGCCGACGTCGTCGTTGTAGAAGCAGTGAAAGTCGTTGAAGCTTCTAGTGGTTATTGACGACGCGCTCTTGTTGTCTTCAGTCAAGAAGCCGATTGCGGCGTGCTCAAGCTCAGGTGCGATGAAAGGCTTGTGCTGCTTATCTACGACATCTGGAAACATCGACTTTATCTTTTCAAACACCGCTTCGCCTATGAATGGCTGCCACGGACGATTGCTCCAACACCGAATGAAGCTTATGGCGTCGACTTTAGTCTCCAGCTCATTGTCTTGTATGATCTTACACAGGGCAGCCATGAGCAGAGCGCTGTCGGCACCTCCCGATAAGTTTATACAGATTCGCTTCCATGAGAACGACATGGGTATCGGAAGGCCACCGAACTCGTAGAATTCAGGATCAACGTCGTCAGTCCAAAACTCATTGTACTGACGTATGGCGTCTTTAACTAAAGACATCTTTCATCTCTGGAAACGTTTCTTCAAAGCTTATTCCGCGCTGCTTGTCGCACAGCTGAAGAAACTCTCTAGTCTCCGGCAGGCGAACGCTCCAGTCCTCGGCTTCCATGAAGTCAAGGATGCTGTATAGAGTTTTGATGCCGTACTTATTGTTTCGCCACTCGTCGAAAGTGATGTCGTCCCTGACGCCTAGCTTCCAGTTCGCTTCCCACCAAGGGATGAACTCTTCGTACTTCTTTCTGATCTCGGCCTTGAACCACTTAGGTAGAACCTTGACGTTGAGGTGCGCGGGATGATAGACGAAGTGGAAGTTGACTCCGCCTCCGGTCTGCGGCCAGACGTTTATCTTTTGGAACTTCTGCTCGAGCTTCCACTTGATAAAGTCGGGTATGTAGTAAGCGTTTAGGAACTGCACGGAGCAGGCGATCGTCACTTCCGTGTTATCCGGAGTCTCTTTGTCAAGGATGTGAAAAACTTCCTGAGTGCGTTCCCACTTCGACGGATAGCGGATGTACTCGTTTCTCGCAAAGATGTCGTCAACCGAGTAGTGAAACCTAACGAGCTTGAATTCTTTCCATAGATCAAATAGATCCGGTCGCCACTCAACGGCGTTCGAGTTATATCTGATCTCGAGATTCTTGGCGTGACCGAGCTCGATGCACTTCTCCAATATACTGTAGTGTTCCTCGATGATGGTGCTCTCACCTCCAGCGAAGTAGACTTGCTGCATGTTTGGTATCTGTTCGTAGAATTGATCCCAGAACTTTGTGTTGTTCTTGTGCCAGTTATAGGATGATCCATTGAACGATCCTTTGTTGTTCCATGTCATGTTCTGTTTAAGAACTGGATTCTTCACCTTTGGAAACATCTCTTGGTGATCCTTGATCCAGCCCGAGCTGTCGTGCGGGCTGCACATTACGAAGTCGAGCTGAAACTTAGAACCAAAGCGAAGGTCGATGTATATCAACTCAGGCGGAACGGATCCGTCCCACTCAGTGTTGTCGATGAGTCGCTCGATGTCGACTCGCTTCGACCAGTATTCGGTTTCCCACTTGCGCTTGCTGACGTAGCCTGCGGCTTCTTCTTTGAAGCACTTCAAGCACGACGGCGGCTTTTCTCCGTCAAGCATCTGCAGGCGAACGTTCTTCATGTAGCTGGAGTTCCAACTAGACAAGAAGTCAGATACGTTTAAGTTGTTGGGCTTACCGTCTTCGGTCTTGAGGATGCCGACCTGCCCGCCGTGAACCTTGTCGTTCGTTGGTCCCACTGAAGACGCGTTTGCAGTACAGCACACGCGCATCGATCCATCGGGTCGTGTGCTAAGGTGAATCCATGGAAGGATGCAAAATGTATCAGACGGAAGCTTCTTTAACGTATTCATTGAACCTATGATCTAACTCAGTAATGCGGGTCTTTCTGACCCTGTCTAAAGTCGCGGCGAATCTTTTGAAAGATTCATGTGCCGTTGGATTGAATGTTGCGTTTTCCAGTATCTTTACGAGCTCAAGACTACCAATGTCTCTGAGACTCTTCATATTTAAGGAGTTGAGAGCGTCTTCGATGTGCTCAGGAAGAACTGAGTCTAAGCTCGTTACGACGTCGTCGGAGTCGTCGAAGTTGACTTTGAAATTGTATCCACTATACCAGAGATCATGAAACCAGTCTATCAATGGGTTGAGAGAGAAGATGTTAAAGGGTGTTAACACGACGTTGAAGCTGATCTTAGACTTCGACGATTTGATGAAGTTTAAGATGTTCTTTTCTGTGTTCTTCCATCGACCGTTCGTGCGTATGTAGTCGTAAGTCTCACCGACTGCGTCGACGCTGAATGTAACTTCGAGCTTATCGAACCTGTTGAGAAGACTAATAAAGTTTGGATTGAGGCTCGTGCCGTTTGTGGTTATCTTGAGCGTCGGCTTCTTCTTTAGGTTTGAAGCTACGTTGATGAAGTCCCAGACGCCAGGATCGATAGAAGGTTCGCCGCCGAGGATCTTTACTTTGACTAAGTCGAGCTTGCTTATGTAGCGTATCATCTTATCGTTTATGTCGAGCTCAGTCTTAGGAGCTCCGTACCACTCAGCTAACTCCGGATTATGTTTAACCTCGCTTTCAATCGAGCTAGACGCAGATGAACCGCACATCCTACACTTGAGGTTGCACTGATTCGACGGTCTATAGTCAAGGATGAGCGGGTCTATCGGATGTAAACCGGTGATGTCAGGTCGGCCGACTGAGTCGTACTCACTGTTCCAATAGTCTACGTCGCTGCTCAAGCTGGAGTTGACGCGCTTCGCGCAGATTGAGCAGCTGTCTGGAAACTTGCCGTTGAGTAAGTCTCTGCGAATTCTAGATAAGTCTTCGCCGGACCAGAATTCCTCCGGTCCGGCGCTGTCGAACTTCTTTGATACACAGCATGGAGCGTACCCACCCCTAGTGGATGCGTACAACCCAATGAACGGAGCGTAACAAAGAGGCTTCACTCAGAACTTGACTGTCAAGCCGCCGGTGACTGCGTCGCCGGTTGCATTGAAAGAGGTGTCGTACGAGCGAGTAACCTTAGCAGAGACTGCATAGGTGTCGTTGATGTCGTACGTCACACCGGTTCCGATCTGGTGGCTTTGGTAACCGTACGATGCCGTATCGATCGCCGAGCGGAAGCGATACTGAGCGGCGTTGATCGTGAATGAACCGATCTTATAGTCGGCGTTGCCGTATACTGCGTAGTAAGGGAAGTTGCCCGTGTCTACGAAGCGCTGACCAACGCCGGCTTTACCCGAAACAACGACGCCTGCCATCGCGGGAAGTGCGTAGCCGACTTGAGCTTCAATGTTCTGCTTGAGGTTCGCGCTTGCAGCTTGTGTCGTCGATGCAGCTGCACCTACGCTGAAGCCGTTGCCGAGGTTCTTCTTGTAAGAAACACCGTACGCGTCGTTAGACTTTGCACCGAAGTTGGTGCCGAGGTCTTGACCATAAGTGACAGTCAAGCTGTCGGTGCTCGACTTAGCCGCTGGAGCAGCAGCAGCTGCAGCTGCTGCTTCAGGCGCTTTCTTCTTGTTAGGAAGATCCGTGGCGTAAGCCGACGTTGCAGCAAGCAACGCTGCGATAACGATATACTTCTTCATGTTTTACTCCTAGTTGTGGGTCAGCCTTCAACAATCAAGTTCTCTTGCGTGAGATTATGTTTTCTCGCCCAGAGAACGACCAACCCGATTGCACGACCGTGGGCTTCGATTTCCCATGGCGTATCCCAATAGTCGACTTTACTCGTGTCGACTTCTTTTCCGTTGAACTTATAAACCTTAGGTTTATGTACGAGCTCGTAGTACTCGCCTTTAGCCCACTGTTTCACGTGAACTAACTCGTGGGCGATACTATTTAACAAAAGGTTAATTTTTTGTTTGGGTTCGACTTGAATCGTGAACTCGTTACCCCTGCGGTGCTCGTCTTCCCATACGCAGTTGGCGTACGTGTTTTCTTTGTCGAACAATCCCTCGACGAACTGTACTCTGATCTTCATCTTCGCCTGCTTTGGCTTGGTGAAGAACTTATCTAAGATGTACTCAGCGAGTGACCTGCTGTACTTCAGTGCTTGCTTATCAACGAGCTTCGTGTTCTTAAATGTAATCATGGCGTGATTAAATCTAAATCCTTGAGTGATGGACAGATGCGTGTGAGTTCATACCAGCAGTCGATGGCTACCTCACGGTGCTCCTTCTGCGTATCGGACTTCATCCTAAGCTGACAATAATGAATCCAAGAACGGAGAGACCCAGCCATATATAGCCGAGATACGGTGAGACCCTCAGGAAGTACTGATCTAGCTTGCTCTTTAGCGATTCCATGTTTGATTGCCCAGTCGTATATTCTTTTTGCGTTGTTGATGACGTATTGCTGTCTCGTCTCCCACTCGCGCTTGAGATCCGCATCGTCTGTGTGTAGCGAGTTCTGGCGATTTCGTGTATCTTGGAGACGCGCTTCTCTGGATGTAAAGCCGAGGTCGTCGGTTGGGTCGGCGTACCTTTGCGAGAACTCTTGAAACGAG